TCTGTTGACAAAGAATAGGTGTGTGTGATACTATTCAAATGTAGATAAATTGATGTTGAATTAATATGAAGTTCGATAATTACAAATTCAGATGTTCTTCTTTAGGAAAGTTAATGACTGAACCTAGAGCAAAATCGGAGATCCTTTCAGAAACTACTAAGACATATCTTGAAGAGTTATGGATTGAAGCTGTATATGGAAGAACTAAAGAGATATTCAATAAGTATATTGAAAAGGGTTTATATACAGAAGAAGATTCTTTGACTCTCGTTCAAAAGCATTATGGTGGTGGTTTAGTATTAAAGAACAAAGAGAGATTTGAGAATGAATATATTTCTGGTGAACCTGATTACATAATGGGAGATAGGATTGTGGATGTAAAGTCATCGTGGGATATGCACACTTACTTTAAATCTAAAGGTGATAATAAAGATTATTATTGGCAAGGTCAAGGTTATATGATGCTCAAAGATAAAAAGAAGTTCGATTTAGTATATTGTCTTAATAATGCTCCTATTCATATGATTGTTGCCGAAAAGAATAGAATGGTGTATCAAAAGTTCTTAGAAGAAGGTACTGATGCATATGATGAAATGGAACTGCAAGTTGAAAAGAATATGATGTTTGATGATTTGAAACCAGAAGATAGAATTAAAGTGTTTAATTATGATTATGATGAAGCAGGAATAAACAAATTGATATTGAAGATTATGGTTGCTAGAGAATACATGAATAACTTAAAGCTTAATTAGAATGAAGTTTAAAACGATTCATACAGAAAATATTTCAGATCATTATGGTAATATAAGAATACAGAATATAACTATATTAGTCGTGACTGTAAATTACAAAGATGGAATAGGAAGCTTTATTACTAAAGTTGAAGAAAAACTTAGAAAGATTGATGGGTTTAAAGGAATAGTAAAAATGGTTCTTGAGGTGGATCACTATCCAGAAATAGTTTATTGTAGATGTATAGATATAAAGTAATGGAAACTCTTAGTGATCCTGAAGAAACAGAAGTTGAAGTAATTGAAAATATAGTTGAAGCTGTTGAATCTAGTGAAATTACATTTGAAGAAGGTCAAGAAGTACTAAATGCTTTAGGTTTAGGTGATTTAGGTCATCTGCTAGAGAATTAAATTAATTACTAAAACATAATGATGAAAGATTGTAGTGACTTTGAAAAAGAAATAATTATAAAAGCTTTACAGTTCTTTATTGCAAATAAAAAGTTAGGTTCTGTATATATAGTTTATATTATAGATCTGATTCATAGAATAGATGGATCAATTAATTAAATTAGTCATTTCATAAAATGAATAAACAAAGAAAATTATGTTTAGGAGATTTTAAAAGAGAAGGAATATCAGGAAGTTTCGGACACTATTTTAGTTATATCTTTGAAGATGGTCGCGAATTATGTTTAGAAAGTTGTTTGAATGGATATGATGTGGCTATCTATGATAAAGAGAAGAATTTAATTGGTGAGAAGATTTGTACTGAAATTGTAGGAATGTTAGAAATGCAGATCATTCCTGGTTTTTCGATGGGTACAGGTATTGCACTTGAGAAAGCAATAAAAATAGCAAATAATATGATTCAGAAATTAAATTAAACATTATTAAGAAGTTAATTAAAGAAAGATGGTTAATTATTTACTATGCTAGTTGCTTCTTGATAAGAATTGTTTTTAGTGACTTCATTTGGGATTTTGTAGGTAAGTTGGTTAATTATCTAATTAAATTAGTTGCTAAATAAGATGAAAAATTCAATAGGTGAAATATGTGAGTATCGTTGCATTGCGAATAATATTGGATATGAAGTTGAAAGGAATTCGAGGGGATCTATTTTAATCTTGAAGGCATATTTAGGTCCGAAGTTCTTTACTTCAAGTACACAATTAAGTAGTGATAGTGATTATCTTGATATGGTATACATGGCAATTACCAAGTTCATTGATGAACTAGATGAAGAAAAGACTTCTTTACTAAAGAGTTATTTTAATCGTATTTTTAATAAATCTGTTGACAAAGAATAGGTGTGTGTGATACTATTCAAATGTAGATAAATTGATGTTGAATTAATATGAGAAATTTGAAATTAGATACAAAGAAAGCTTCATTTGTATTTGGTAGACCAGTCAAAGTTGAAAGCAGTCCATTTAAGCATACACTTAGTCCTTTTGTTGAAAAAAGAAAAGCAGTTCATACCAAAGTGAATAAAGATTCTAAGAGAACTAAAGCAACATACAGATTCAAGAATATTGAAATATTCGATATTATAACTATTCTTATTTGTATTGCAGTTATAGTTATGACAATAGCTAATATAATTATGGTTTACAGTATAAAATAAATTGCTCCCTTGATCTGGAATGTATATTACTATCTGGGTCAATGGATTAGTTTATTTAATACAATACATTATGGATTATAATTTTGATGAAACAAAAAAAAGAAGTCCTTTAAATCCTCTTACAATTAGAAGGAGATTTTATGGCAAGAATAGTAAGAAGTGGGGAGTACATTACAAATTAGTACAGAAGAAAGAAAAGGTTGTTAGTGAGGAAGATTTCAATAAATATTTTACTCAAAAATTTAGGGGAATATATGAAAGAAAGCCAAAAGCTAAAAAGTAGAATGAGAATAATTTTATTGTTCCTCTTATTCATTAATATTAGTATAACTAACTATGAATTTAATAATTGGATTAATAAAGTTGAAGGTGCTAGACAACAAGATACAGAAAGAGTTTCGATTGATGCATCAATACTTGAACGAAAGAATGATGACAAAGAAAGGAAGCAAGAGGGCGAAGTTCTTACTAGAGCAAACAAAGTTAGCATCACAAAGAATGAATATACAAATGCAACAAAAAGAATCATTACAAATACAGTTAAACCGAAAACAAACATTAAAACACATGAAGGAGATTGTAAGTATTGGGATAAAGTCATTGATAAGTATGCTAAGAGCAATGCTGAAAGTACTTGGGCAAAAAGGATAATGAGGTGTGAAAGTAGTTGTAGAACTCAAGTTGTGAATAAACTTGGATATACTGGATTGTTTCAATGGTCTCCTTACTATTGGAGGAAACAATTTCCTAAAGATAATATCTTTGATGGAGATGCTCAAGTTAGGAATAGCTTATGGAAATATAGAATGGGGGGAAAAGGAATTTGGGAATGTAAATAAAATGTAGTAATGATGCAATTGGTAGACATTGAGGAAACAAGCCAAAAGCCAAATTAAAATGGCGGTACTGGTTCAAATCCAGTTTACTACTTGAACTTAATATATAAATTTATTTAATTAAAGTTATGCAAAATAACATAGTGGAATTCAAAAACATTCCAGAGTTGCAAGGATTAGATTCAGTTTTAGTTACTGATTTGAGAAATACTTTTGAGCCTTTATTCAAAGCTGCTCAAGAATGGGAAACAATTGTTAAAGATATTGTTGTTGTAGATGTAAATGATAAAGACATGATGTTGAAAGCAAGGGATGCTAGATTAAAGCTAAAAGAGATTAGAGTGAATGTTGAGAAAACAAGAAAAGGATTGAAAGAGAATTTAGTTTTGAAGAGTAAAGCTATTGATGGTTTAGCAAATATCATTAAATCATATATCGTTCCATTAGAAGATAAACTAGAAGAGCAAGAGAAGTTCATTGAACTTCAAGAGGAGAAAAGATTGAATGAATTATTTGAAACAAGAAATAAAGAAATTTCTGTATATCTTCCTGAAGCTTCTGCAGTTTACGATATTAAACATATGACTGAAGAAGTTTATCAGATTCTTTTAAAGAATATGAAAGAGTTATACGAGATTAAGCAAGAGAAGATTAAGAAAGAAGAAGAAGAGAAAATCAGACAACAAGAAGAAGAGAGGAAAGAGCAAATCAGAATTAAAGAAGAGAATGAAAGACTTAAAATAGAGCAAGAAGAAAATAATAAGAAGATTAATAGACTTGTTAGTATTGGTCTTGTATTCGATGGTATTACATTTAAGTTTGATGAACTTGAAATCAGTTTCGATTTAGTAAAAGAAAGTAAAGACTTTGAAAAGATGTTTAGTGAGTTAGAAATTGAGATGAAAAGCAGACTTGAAGAAAAACGAATACAGATTGAGAAAGCTGAACAAGAAAGAATTGCTAATGAGAAAGAGCAACAAAGAATCAAAGCAGAAGAAGATAAGCGACTAAAAGATTTAGAAAAAGCTAAGATTAAAGCAGAAGAAACATTAAAGAGAAAGAAAGATGAAGAGGAGAGAGTAAAGAAAGAAAATATAGCAAAAGAAAAAGCAATGAGATTAGCGCCTGATAAAGATAAACTAAAAGCATTAGCTGCTGTTTTACTTGATATTAAATATCCTGAGTTGAAATCCGAGGAATCAAAAGAGATTCTGAGCAATGTGAAAGTTTTGATACAGAAAGTCAATGTGTATATAGTTGAGAATATCGAAAAGATTTAATTTTATTTATTATATTTAATATGAAAATAATGTATGTAGATGAAACTATTGCAAAAGAAATTACAAAAGTTAAACCTGGAGGATTCTTTGAGCATAAAAAAGTAAAGTATGATGTTGTAGACAATAGATTTCTAATAGAACAGAATCAATTCGAGTTGGTTATTGAATTTGAACATACATATTTTGTTACAAATTATGACTATAGTAATGATGAACTAAACAATGAGATAGTTGTCTTCAATAGTGTTGAGAATGACAAAGTAAAACTAATTCCAATGGTTCGTGAGGTTAGACTTGTACATGATTATAAACAACCAAAAGATGCTAAAGATATATTTGATGTGGATGCAGTCAATGATATCACTAAGAAGCTTGTGGAAGGTCGAGCAATGGTTCAAATCAATCCAGAGTATTCTCTTATCAGTCGGGTAGTGAATAGAAAGAATGGAACTAAGATTGAAGCAGAAGTTTATAAGAATCAAGGTGCTATAGATACTAGAGATATTGTAAACATGGAAGCGTTTTTGAAAGTAATGGAGAAAGTTTATGTGTTAGATTTCAATATTGATTTTGGATTTAAAAAGCATGTACCAATGTTAGTACTAAAAATGAATATTGGATATGAAAAGATGGATTGGAATCAGCCACAATTATTTGATGAAAATGAAAGTCGTGAGAAGCTTGAGATTATTCACATTGGAGAAGAAACAAAAGATGATGCTCTTACATATGAAAAACTTAAAGAAACAGAAGAAGCAGCATTTAATTAATATTAAGATATTGATTAGTATTGAAACTGGTGATATGTTGTACTATTGAAATGACACTTTATTATTATGACAATAGAACAAAGATATTATCAGAAGTTTGGAGAAGAAGCAGAAGATTATGATAAGAGATTGGTTATAGCTTTTGCAGAATCTGAGAAAAAGATTGTGATTGAAAGTATATTGAAATTACTTGAACAAAAGAAACAGATCTTGAAAGATGCTAAGTTGAAAGAACTTATTGCAAAACTCAAGATATTGATTGAAGATAACTTTATTGATGAAGATGATGATTAATGTATTAATGCCTGTATTTAATCGTGAGAAGTATGTTGAACAAGCTATTCAAAGTATTTTGGATCAAACATACCAGGAGTTCAGAATTATTATTTATGATGACGGCTCTACAGATAAAACAAATGATATTGTTAACAAGATAATAGATGCACATGATGATTTAGATATTAATCTTATTACTAGTCATACAAATAGAGGTGTAGGCTATGCAAGGAATGAAATCTTTAAGATTATTAATCAGCCAACTATTGATTATATGGAAGAGTGGAAGAAAGCAGATTATTGTGTATGGCAAGATTCAGATGATATTTCACATAAATATAGATTAGAATATTTAGTGAGAGCAATTGAAAATCAAAAAGTAGATATGCTATTTTCGGCAATGTACTTCTTTACTGAGCCTAATGAGTATTACCAGACAAGAACTGTACAAAGAATTGATGTTTCCAAGTATATTAATCGTGAGGGACTTCATAACAATCAGAATTTTGCTACAGCAATATTCAAAACAAATCTAACAGAAGTAGGAATCAAAACAGATTTGAAACGGAAAGAAGATACAAAATGGTTAACAGATTTGATTAACAAGAAAATTACTTTTGGCTATGAACCTGAACCTCTCTATTATTGTAGGAGACATTCAGAAAGACTAACTTCAAAATCATAATATTATGGTTTTCACAACATACTTGACTAAGAAATCTGATCCACAAGGTGCAAGTGTATTCCCTCCAAATGTAGATGTATACATGAAGTATTGGTATCAAGGTATTGATAAAGGTGTAATCTTTCATGATGAATTAAACGATGCTTTCAAGCAAAACTATCCTAAGGTTACTTTTGTTAGAGTATTTGACTATCCATGGAGTGCCAATGACCAAAGATTTAGTTTCTATTTAGATTATATTCTAAAGCATGAAGAACTTGACGATTGTTGGTTTACAGATTTATTTGATGTAACAATTAATCATCTTCCAAAGATAGAGAACAATAAAGTGGTTTATGTTTCAAATGAAGAAAACTACTGGTGCAATAGCAAATGGTCAAGAATGCAATTTAAGAACGCAAATGTAACAGGTGAACGCTATGAGAAGTTGTTAAATGAGGAATATGATAAACGTATAATATACAATCCTGGAGTTTGGGGTTGTAAAAGAGAAAGGGCAATATTTCTTCTTAGTTCAATGGTGACTATGATGGAAGTTCTTGATGTTAAAGAAAGAAATTGCAATATGTTTGTATTTAATGAGGTAATACATAGATTAAGAGATGAAGATATTATAACTGGTTATCCACTTCATTCTAAGTTCAAAGCATACGAAAAAGATTCTAAAGCTTATTTTGTTCATAAATAAATATGGAAATATTATTAGTTACTGATGGTCAAGGATGGATAGTAGATAGGATTAGTAATAAGTATCAAGGACTGATATCAAATCATCATATAGACATTGTGAAAGCTAGTGTACTTACACCAGAAAAGCTATATGAAAAGTCATTCTTTTATGATCTGATTCACTATAACAATTGGGGTATGAAGAAATATTCAAAGGTGATTAGCAAGATTGCTACACCTCAAGTTATGAGTGTTAGAAGTTTTAGATTGCAGCCTTTTGCATTTGAACTATCTAGTTACATGAAGAAAACACATATAATTCATCCTGATATGTTTACACTTGGATTTAATAATCCTGTCTATGTCCCTGATGGAATTTTCATAGAAGACAAACAAAGAAGACCTTTTGTTGTAGGAATGGCATTTCAAAACACTCCTGAAAACTATGAGTACAAAGGTTATAATCTTGTGAAAAAAGTATGTGATGAATTAAATATAACTTTGAAAGTTGCTCACAATCTATCACCGGATGAAATGATTGGTTGGTATAGAAGCTTAGATTTGTTTATATGCGCTTCTGAAAATGAAGGGTTTTCTGCTCCTGCAATGGAATGCTTATTATTAAATACTCCTGTATTGACAACAGAAGTCGGTATACCTGCATTTCTTCCTTGTCATACATTTGAGAGAAATTATGATTCCCTGCTTTATGAGATTAAAAAGTTTTATACTTCACCACAAGTGATTTCAGATTATTCATGGGATCATATATGTAAATTAATTAATGAAAGGATTTATGAAAAAGCAATATAAATATAGAAAGATTATTATTCGAAATGATGATGTTGGATATGATACAGATATTGAGAATTTCAAGAAGTTTTGTGAAATTTGTGATAAGAATAGATTTCAGATACTTCAAGCAATAACACCTTCTGGAAAATGCCTTGGTATCGATTCTTCTTGGACTAATGAACAACTTGAAAAACATGCATTCTCAGATGGCCTTAAAGCGCTTGATGACAACAAAGAAGTGTACCAATACCTTAAAACAAGGAAAGATTTGATTGGAGTTCATGGCTTATATCATTCACATCAGCCAACATTAGATGAAGTTCGAACTGGTAGAGATTTTCTAAATGGCTTAGGGTTGAAACCTAGTTATTTTGTTACACCATTTAATGAGGGAGAATATCCAACTTTATTTGCAGGACTGAAAGTGAGTGCAAAATGTGATTCACTTGAGACCTGTATTGTTAAGAATAGAATGCCAACTACTGATATAATATATTGTCATTCATGGAGATTTGGAACTATGTATTCATGGGAGAAATTAGATAACTTCTTAAACAAACTTAGAAATGAAACCATTAACTAAACCACTAGAAGAAAGATTAGCAGGATTAATTAAAAAACATAGAACTGAATATAGTGACTTATCTACACAAGAAGCAATACAAAGTTATAGAGACCAAATGATAATTGAATTTAATGAGATATTGCCATATCTTCCAAAAGAGATTAATAGCATTATGGATATAGGTTGCGGAGTTGCAGGAATTGATATTCTTTTAATGCAAAGATATCCTAATGCATCATTAATTCTTTTAGATGAAGATGGGAATAGAGAAGAGGTAGGGGGATTTCATCAAACATATACACCATATACTTCAAGAGAAGTTGTAAACAAATTGTTAGAAATGAATGGCATTACTAGATATAAATGGAAACCAATAGGCTCTAAAGGGCTTCTAAAGGCTGATTTAGTTATTTCCTTACTATCATGGGGTTATCACTATCCACTAAGTACTTATAAAGTCAAAAGCAAAATGACTATTTGTGATGTTAGGGACGGTTATGAACCTGATAATTACCGAGTTATTAAACATCAAGATAACTTTACAAGAATCGTATTATAATGAACAGATATAAGACTTTAACAGATATCATTTCAGAACATTCATCGAAACAAGGAACATTGCAATATCGTATTTTAGAAATAGGAACTTATGATGGAACAAATGCAATAAGAATGTGTAATGCTGTAGTTAATTGCGAACCTTATTATTTAGGAGCTGATTTGTTTGAGAAAGCACCAGATTATGAACTTCCAAAAGATGCTCCAACTATTGAAACTGTTGCCAAATTGATTGAAAGTGAACCAATTTTGTTTAGGCTATTGAAAGGAGACACAAGAAAAACTCTCAAGAGTTTAGATGTTAATTTCCATTTTGTCTTTATTGATGGTGGTCATAGTGTCAAGACAATCAAAAGTGATTGGAATAATGTAGAAAGAATCATTGATGAAAATTCAATTGTTGTCTTTGATGATTACTATCATAATAGAGAAGATATAGGAGCAAAAAAGATAGTAGATGAACTTGATAAGAAATATAAGAAAGAATTTATAGGGCCTATTCTAACTTTCGATACTGATGTTGGTGATATAGTTGTTCAAATGGTTAAAGTAACTTTGAAATAACATGAAAGAATATTCAACAATAATAGAAAGAGGACGGGACAAAATCAATGATGATATTTTTGATTATCTTCTCCCCAGATTAAATGGAAAAGTGCTTGACATTGGATGTAATACAGGGTATCTATTAAGTGTATACAAAGGAGAATCAAGAGGTGTAGATGCATCTAGTCTTATGGTTGCGAAAGCAGTTGCTAAAGGACTTGATGTAATTCAAGCAGATGCTTGTAAGTTACCTTTTGAGAATAAAGTATTTGATACTGTTGTTCTTAGTTGTGTACTTGAACAAATTGAAGATTGGAAAACAGCTTTGAAAGAAGCAATGAGGGTTGGAAAAACAATTATTGGTTTTAATCCAATTCCTAAATCAGACCAATGGGGATTTATTCAAGGTAGTGTGAAATCAGTTATTGATACAAATGAAATGCTGAAAGAAGTTATGCTTAATAATGGATTATCAGTTGTTCATTTTGATAACTATATAAAGAATAAATATTATTTTGAAATCGTACAATTATGAGACTGATATTTGTAATGAATGTGTTTAACGAAGCTAAGAATATTCTTAAAGCAATAGATAGCATTTATAGGGTAGCAGATGAAATTCATATTTACGATGGAGCATACAAGAACTATCCTCATGAAAAGCCATATTCAACTGATGGAACTATTGATTTAATAAAGAAGTTTCCTGATGTAGAGAACAAAATCAAACTATTTGAATGTACAACTCCTTACGGGAATCAGATTGAGAAAAGAACTTTAATGTTTAAGACTGGAAAAGAAGGAGATTATTTCTTTAAACTTGATGGAGATGAATATATAACTAATGCAGAAGAGATTAGAAAGTATATGGATTGTGAAGTTGGTTATGCATGGGCTTTATCAAATCTCTACGAAACTCCTTACATGGTAACTAGATTATTCAAATGGCGCAAGGGAATGCATTATGCAGGGAGACATCATTGGCTATTTGACGGCAAGAATAATTTTATTGCTTCAGATCAGAACTATAGTTTGAATACCAAAATCTGTTATATGAATGTGAGAGTATTCAATTTCAGAGATTCTTCAAATGTAGTAAGAAAGAAAGACAAGATTGAATTCCTATGTGCTAGAAATCCATTAGAAAAAGAATATCTCAATGAACTATCAGTTTATCATTCAATGACTAGCACACTTAAAGCTGTTGAAAATAGAGCAAATGGAACTGCTGAAAGAGTTGAAACACTAAAGTATTGTGAAAGTCCAGAGTTCACATTCTCATTAATGTTCTCAAGACCATGGGCACTTGATAAGTATATTCTTTGTATGAACAAACTAGAGATACCAAAGAATACAGAAGCTATTGTATTAATTGACTCTCAGGATCAAGTTCTATATACATGGTTAAAGAACTTCTTTACTAACTCTAAGAAATTTGCAGGAGCAAAATTAATAAGAACTGGTAATAATCCTTTACCAGAATTTGCAAACGTTGCTCAAAGAAGAGCAAGAATCAAACAGAATTGGCATAGAATACTAACTGAAGCAAGAGGAGAAATACTATTAGGATCAGAAGATGATTCACTTCCACAACCTGATGCATATATAAAACTATTAGAAACACTTAAACAAGAGAAAGCACATTTTGTTCAAGGTAATATTATTGGAAGATGGGGTGTAAGATTATGCCCTGCATGGAAAGTAATTGATGTTAATTGTAAACCTGTTGTCCTCTATAGTGAAAAAGAGAAATCAGAAGGATTGGATGAAGTTCAAGGGACTGGATGGTATTGCTTTGTAACCTATACAGATATATTCAGAAAATACGATATCCCTTTGGATGATAATTTACCTTTAGGACCTGATGTGAAATTAGGTTATCTTCTATCACATAGTGGTTACAAACTTTTGCATAGATGGGATATTAAGGTTGAACACTTTACAGAAAAAGAATCATTGATTGTTGGTGAAACTCCAACAGAACAAAGATATTATTTGAAAGATGCTAATAGCGGACAATGGAATACATTAAACATTGCCAATATGAATAGTGATTGGATTAATTTGATGATAAAACAACATGTTCAGAAATTTATTTAAAAAGAATAAACAATTCATAATGAAACCAGGAACATATCATATCAAGAAACCAGAAACTTATTTCAAGAGAAAGAGATTACTTGAAAAGAATAATTGTGTTGCAACTTATGGCTCAGAGATATATCACCATAGATATTCAAAGATAACAGTCAATATATATGAAGTTGCTATTATGTCTGGTTTAAAGTTCTTCTTGTTAATAACAGGTATAAAGATAATTAATTACGGATATAAATTAAAGAATCACATATAATGTTTTTATTATATATTGTTGGTGCTATATGGTTTATTTACTTGATATTATTATTATGGTGGTTATTTAAACTTATTAAGAAAGACTAATGTCAATACAATGGAAATTTGAACTAAGAAAGCTTAAAGAACTTACACCTCTTGAAAGAAATCCTAGAACTATAACTGAAGAGGGATTAATGCGATTAAGAAAAGATTTAGAGTTTGGTAACTTCAAGAATATTGTTGTAGATACTAAGCTAACTATCTTAGGTGGAAATCAAAGATATAAAAAGCTATTAGAGAAGTATGGAGAAGATTATGAAGTAATGGTATCTATACCTAATAAAACTCTTAAATCATCCACACGAAAGAAGATAATCCTTTTAGACAACAAACAAAGAGGAGATTATGATATGGAGATATTTGAAGAAGAATATGAGAATGAAGCAAGAGAATTAGGAATGGATGATATGCTCACTAAGAGTTATGCAAATGAAAACAAAGAAGTAGATCCAAATAATTTAGATGGAACTGGAACTTTGATATTTAGATTACCATATCAAGACTATATGAAAGCTAAGCAACTACTTGCTAATGCAATAGAGAAAACAGAATCTGATACAGATGAAGAATGTCTAATGAAATTATTAATGCAATATGAGTAACTTTGATTATAGATGGTTAAAAAGAGATAACTACAATGTTGAGAATATTACACATCATGGATGTAAAGTATTTAGTACTTTCGCATGTGGTGAAGGTTCAACAATGGGTTATAAATTAGCAGGATATGATGTGATTGGTGCTAATGATATTGATCCTCAAATGGCGAAGGTATACAAAGCAAATCATAATCCATCTATTTACTATGAATGTCCAATTACCGATTTACTAAACATGGAACTTGATGAAAGATTGTATGATTTAGATATACTAGATGGTTCTCCTCCATGTTCTACGTTCTCAATGGCTGGAACTCGCGAAAAGACATGGAAGAAGATGAAGAAGTTTAGAGAGGGACAATCAGAACAGATACTTTCAGATTTATTCTTTGAATGGATCAAACTAGTAGATAGACTTAAACCAAAGATTGCTATAGCTGAGAATGTGAAAGGAATGTTAGCAGGGAATGCAAAAGCATACACTAAATCAATTATAGATGCTCTTAATTCGATAGGATATGAAGTTCAATTGTTCTTGCTTAATGGTGCTAGTATGGGATTACCTCAAAGGAGAGAAAGGGTTTTCTTTATATGTAAACGAAAAGATTTGAATCTTCCTAAGTTAGTTCTAAAATTCGATGATAAACCTATTCTCTTTTCTACTATTGAGAAATTGGTTGTTATCAATGATGATGAAAAGAAACCGCTAACTGATAAGTATCTTGAGTATTGGAAGAGAGCAAGACCAGGAGAATCAGTTGGAAAGTTCAAGACTAAAAGAAAGATTGTTAAAGATAAAGTTCTTTCAACTATTGATGCTAATCATGATGGGCAATTTCATTATTCTGAACCTAGACAATTAGTAACTAAGGAATATGCATTATGTGGAAGTTTTCCTTTAGATTATGATTATCTTGATATATTTCCTAAGTACTTAATAGGAATGAGTGTACCACCTGTTATGATGGCTAATGTGGCTAATGAGGTATATAGGCAACTTTTATCTAAATTGAACTAATATAAAAATGACACCAGAAACAACCGACAAAAAAACGACAACTTTTGCTCCTTCAGAATTACAAGTGAAGATTTTACAGAAATCATTTAACATGGAAGGGAAGCCAACTATAACTGCAATGTGTGCTAATGATTTAGATGAAGAAGGAAAGGAGATTGTCGGAACCGGAATTAATCGTGATACTTGGTATACCTGGAATAAAGATCCAGAATTTGTTAACTGGTGGAATACTTGTTGGGATACTCATATGAAGAATTCTATGTTTATGTTAGATAAGGTCTCATGGAAGAAAGCTTATACAGATTTCAGATATATGGAATTGCTACAAATGAAGTATGCTAACTTTAGAAAGAAGTTTGACCAAACAAGTAATGGTGAAAGTATTGCCAAACCATTACAATCAATTGCAGATGGATTACAACAAATATTAGAACAAAATGATACAGAACAAGAACAAGATTCTAACAACAAAGACGCAAAAGTACTTACGGGAACTAATTAGTAAGCTATTTAGACATGACAATCAAAAGCCATATCTCGCTGTATATGGTCAATTGCAAATGATTGAAGCTGTTTTAAATAAGCGAGAACGATTCGTTTGGATTTCAGCACCAACTCGATATGGTAAATCAGAAACATTAGCTATTGCAGCAATTCTTCTTGCTGTACTTTATCATTTAAAAGTTCCTATTGTTGCAGGTTCTAAAGCCAAAGCTGAAAAGATTATGGAATATGTTATTGCGCATTTAGGTGACCATCCTGATATTAGTGATGGGTTGCTCAATCTTAATAATATGACTAATGTAGATAAACTTAAAGTTCAAGCAAGTCAACAAGCTTTGAAGTGGAAAACAGGAGGATGGATTTATGTTACCTCTATTGATTCAAAGAGTATTCAAAGCGAAGGAGAAGGAGTAGTTGGAGAAGGTGGAGATGTCATTCTGTTAGAAGAAGCAGGATTGATTAAACGAAAAGAACAATACTCAAAAGTAGTAAGAATGATTGAAACAGATAGCGGATGGGGAAAGATTGTCATGTCTGGAAACTGTAAAGAGAAAAGTATATTTGAAGATGCATGGAATGATGAACTATTTACTAAAGTTAGAATCTCACTTAAACAAGCAATTAAAGAAGGACGTATTGATACAACACTACTTGCTCAAAAGAAAACACAAACAACTACTAAGGACTGGAAGAGATACTATCTTGTACGATTTCCTAAGTCTAATGAGTTCACTTACTTTAAACCAAAGAAATATGATATTCTCCCTCCTATTAAAGACTTGAAGATATTTGCTGCTCTTGATCCTGCTTTAGGTGAAAACAAGAAAGGAAGTTTGATAGGAAATGTAATCTTAGGTCAACATGTTACAACTGGTCAAATCTATGAAGTAGATAGTAATGGTTTTGATATTGGAATTGATTTGGTTATTAATAGAGTTTTAAGTTCTCCTTATAAGTTTCAAAGATATGGAGTTGAGGCTATACAATTTCAGAAATACTTGCTTAATACAATAGAAGCTAAGAGTAAAGAGAAAGAATTATACATACCATTCGAAGCGATACAACAATCACAAAGTAAAGAAACAAGAATTGAAAGTCTTGAACCTTTCATAAATACTGGACAAATCCTGTTTAAAGGTGATAATGAATTATGGAATGAGATGCAAGACTATCCTGATTGTGAGAAGTTTGACGTGCTTGATACTTTAGAAATGGCATTGAGATTGATTAATAATGGAGGAGTGTTTGTAAGTTCGTTCTAACTATGGAATGAATTTGCTTTATTTGATAATATAAGACTATGAATATAATACAAAGCATATTAAGCAGATTCTCTTCTAAATCAGTAGGCTTGAGTTCTGGTTATTGGCCTTGGAGTTCCGGTGATAAACATTGGTCACGAAAACAATTAATGGAGCAATACAAGAGATATGTATATCCAATTGTTTCTCAAATCGCTGAAAATGCTGCTAAAGTTGAATTTCAAGTTGTTACTACAGATAAGGATGGAAACGAAACTATCAAGACTAGTGATCCATTTCTGGAATTAATAAAGAAGCCAAACAAAGAACAATCTCAATTTATGTTCCTAGAGTTGCATTTCACTTATATGAAACTATGTGGCGAATCATTCTGGTATCTTGCGAGAGGAGTTAAATCAGGGAAGATTAGAGAACTCTATTTGCTTGATCCTAGTAGAATGGAAGTTGTAATTGATGATAGTTTAGCTAATGCTACAGTTACTGGATATGTTCTTATTAACTCGAAAGGTGAAAGAATACCTTTTGATGTGAATGAGATTCTACACTTTAAGATGCCAAATCCTAATAATCCATTTAGAGGTTATGGCCCTATTGAAGCAGGTAAAACTTATATTCTTACTGAAGAATATTCATCTGATTGGACTAAGAATGCTATAAAGAATTCTGGTCGACCATCAGGAGTATTAAACATTAGAGGGGTAACAAATGAAGATAACTTTAAAAAGATTAAACAACAATTCAAAGATACATATTCTGGTGTAAAGAATGCAGGAAAAACTATGTTGTTAGGTGTTGCAGGTGGTCTTGATTACCAGAAGTTGGGAATGGAATTAGGAGATATTGCACTCAAAGAGATTAAGAATCTAACTAGAGATGACATCATGATAATGTTTAGAATGAGCAAAACAATGTTAGGTATTAGTGATGATGTAAATAGAGCAAATGCAAGAGAAGCTAGAATCGTTCTTCATGAGAATGTTATTATCCCTGAAGTAGATAGACTTATTGACCATCTCAATGCTTTCCTCTACCCTCAATTATCTGATTTACAGAATGCTAAGATTAAGTACTCTCCATTTGTAACAAGTAGTGAAAAGGAAAAGAATGAAGGATGGGAGATTGCAGTTAACAAGTGGTTAACAGTAAATGAGATTAGAGCAGAAAAAGGTTTACAACCTGTTGAAGGAGGAGATACTATTTATGTACCTATAAACATGGTTCCTATTGAATCAAAAGAAGAAGATGAAAACTCAAATAATAATACTACTGATACAAGTAATGATAAGCCAAACTCTTCAAGTAAACCAAAAGAACCTCAAGATTCAAGTGATGGTGAAGATATGGGAGATGGTGAAGATAATCCTGAAGAATCTGATCCAGAACAAAAAGATACTAAGCCTGAGAAAATAAAGAAAAAGAAGTTTAAGCCTAGCAAAAAAAAAATAGAGAAAGCTAGAGAAAAGATAGATAGAAACTATTTTGATCAAATACTAGCAACACAAGATTCATTCGTTCCAGTATATAAAGAATTACTCATTAAGGAGTTTAATAGACAAGAGAAAGAAATATTCTCTAATAATCCTATAAAGGGAAGTAAAGGAATTATCACTAAAGATATTGAAGGATGGTTATTTGATGAAGCACAAGCAGCAGAAAGGATGAAAGAAGCTTTAACTGTTTTAGGTTATGAAGCTATTAATGCTGGTGCAAAATTAGGATTAAAGATACTAGATGAATTGGATCAAATAATTAGTATTGATGCTGCAACTGTTGAATTTATTAAAGAGAGAATACTCAAGCTATCAGAAGAAGTAAATGCTGATATTATTTCTGCCCTTCAAGATTCATTGTCTACTGGAATTCTTGAAGGTGAAACTATTTCACAACTTAGAAAGAGAGTACAAGAAATCTATGTTGGAATGAAAACAAGTCATGCAGAAAACATTGCAAGAACTGAAGCAACTGCAGCAGTTAACTTTGGAACTTTGAAAGCTTATATGATGTCTCCTGAAGTTATTGGTAAAAGATGGTATGCAGAACCTGATGCATGTGCATTTTGCGAATCATTGAAAGGTAAAATGATTGGACTTAAAGAATCATTTGTTCCAGTTGGCGCTCATGTCCATGCAGGAGAAAGTGACTATGAGAATAGTTATGTAGATGTTAACTTTCCACCTCTTCATCCTAGATGTAGATGTGCAATACTTCCAGTTTTAATCGGTACTGATTTCTAGTAGTGGATTAAATTAATTTAAGATGATATTATTTCAATATGAAAAAGAAATTTTATAAAACGATTCAAGCATACACTAAAGATATTGGAGAGGGTATTATTGAAGCGATTGTTTCAACAGAAGATATTGATAGACATGGAGAGAAAGTTAAACTAGATGGTATTGATTTAAAGAACTATAAAAAGAATCCTGTTGTTTTATGGGCACATGATTATTCAAGTTTACCAATTGCTAAAACTGTATCATTAAGAAAGACTGCTGAAGGATTAGTTGCTAAGATGGAATTTGCAATAAATGAATATCCATTTGCAAGACAAGTTTACGAACTTCTAAAAGGAAAGTATTTAAACGCATTTTCAATTGGCTTTATGGCTTTTGAAGGTGAAGGAAATACATTCACTAAAACTGAATTACTTGAATATTCTGTAGTAGCAGTTCCTGCTAATGCTAATGCCCTTGCTAAGGCTCATGCTAAAGGTCTGGACACTACAAATATTTCATGCTATCCTTTGGAAGAATTAGAAAAAATAAATTTAACAAATTCTAAAACAATGTACATTCTAAAAGATGTTCTCGCTAAAGAGTTAAATGACCTAACCGTTGGTGAGATTGCTTTTCTTAAAGGCGAAACTTCTAATATGACTGAATCAGAGAAAGCAAAATTTGCTTCTGTTTTGGTTGAGAAAGATGTTGTTTCAGAAATGAAATCTCTTCTTGCAGATCAAGAGAGTAAAATGGATGAAAAACTAAAAGCTTTGAAAGCTGATTTAGATCCAGTTGAGAAAAAAGCTATTAATACTGTTGCTGATCCAAACAAGATTGGAGCAAAAAAGAAAGAAGTTTCTAAAGAAAAAGCTTTCTACATGTTCGCAAAAGCTGTTATAACTGGTAACACTTCAAGATATAGAAAAGATGTTATGAACACTACAGATGATGTAGCAGTTCTCCCACCTCAGGATTTTGTTGCAGAAGTTGAGAGATTAATCCCTCAATATGGTGTAGCTAGAAGAAATGCTAGATTTATCAGATCAACAAAAGGTAAGGGTGTTCAAATGATTATCGGAGATGATACTCTAAGAATGACTGATACAGCAGAAGGTGGTAAAAAGACTTCTACAAAGCTTGGTTATACTGAATTCTTCCTCACATGGAGAAAGATTGCTGGTATTCTTCCAATGACTGATGAACTAGAAGAGGATTCAGCAATTGACCTTTTCAGAGATGCATCAAATATGTTTGCTAGAGAAGTAGCAAGAAATGAAGATGTATTTGTATTCACTAGAGTAAAGGGTGTTGGAGAAGCAAATGCAAATGTATATCCAGGATTACTTGAATTAGAAGTAGCTGATGGTGTAAATATAATTACACTTGCAACTGATAGTATTCTTACAGGATTGAACTTTGATAAGATAATCGATGCTATGTATGCAATATCAACAGCAGCTTCAACAGGTGCTAAGTGGTATTTCAACAGAACATTGTTAGGTGTACTACAGAAAATTAAGGACTTACAAGATAACTATATTTGGAAGCCAGGTGTAAATGGTCCTGTAGATGGTACGATATGGGGCGCACCTTATGAGTTAGTAGAAGTAATGCCAGGAGTTGCAGAGGATGGTGCAGACAAAGCATTCATGGCTTATGGTAACTTAGACTATGTAACATTAGGAGAGAGAACTCAATTAAAGATTGAACTCTTTAATACAGGTACTGTTGCTGATGTTGATAATCCAGAAGTGTATCATAACTTACTACTCGAAGATAAGAAAGCTTTGAGAGCAGTTAAGAGATTAAACGCAAGAGTTAGATTCCCATCTGCATTTGCAATAATCAAGACTGGAACCGCATCAAGCTAGTCTTAAAAGATGAATTTGACAATCCCTCTTGACCAAAAGTTGAGAGGGATTTTTCTTTTATTTATGCTATAATCAATTATGATGCAAGGAAAGAATGTCAATAATAGAGCTATATTATCGCATAAACACAAGTTCAATGAGGTTTGTAAAATACATAAGATTAGAAATTGTAAGCAATGTCTAAATATACAACTAAAGAAAAAGTAGAATCTTATTTACAAAGAAAGTTGAACTCTAATGAGTTAGGGAGTATTGAAGGAATGATTGATGCTGTTTCTACTTATATAGCTACTTATTGTCATAGAGATTGGGTTTCAGTTGGTGATAGAAGTGTTACTTCGTCTACAAGATTATTTGATGGTCAATGTTCACAATTCCTATATACAGATGATTTTAAAGACCTCACATTAATTGAATTACTTGATTCTCAAGGAAATGCTCATACAAGTTTTGATAACACTAATACTACTGATTTCAGTTTATTACCTAACAATTCAACAATTAAAGATACTATCATGCTTAGGTCAACTAGATTCTCAGAAGGAGTTGCAAATGTGCGAATAACTGCAATTTTCACAAGTGGAGAAGTTCCTAGCACTGTTGCTATGGTAGCTACACAACTTGTTGCAAGAATGGTTACTAACTCACAATCTGAAAAGGTTGCTAATGTAAAGAGTAAACAATTGAAAGATTACTCAGTCACTTATCAGAATGTAAATGGTATTGCAAGTTTAACTGAATCAGAGATGATTCTTATTGATCCATATAAAAAGATTAGCCTAATATAATGGATGATTTTTACACTAAAACATATTACCTCAAGAGAAAGATTAGAGTTGCAGACACTCAGATTGATGAACTCGTTACTATTGCTGAAGGTCTTTGTCATATTCAAATGCAGGATGATAGGTCTCAATTACAAAATCAAAATGATTGGGGAAAAGAATATATGTTTTATGCAAAAGCTAATGTAAGTATTTATAATAGCTTGATAGATTCGTTAGGTTATAAAACAAATCCTTCTCCTAATGATGTTATAACTATTAATGACGTAGATTATGGCGTAACTGGTGTTTCATATATTGAAGATCCATTCGAAGATAAAGACCAACATTTGCACATGATAATCACTAGAAAAACATCAGAACTTTATATACCTGATGCAAGTTAAAAGCTATGATTGATATAGTAACAAGATACAAACTATCAAAACTAATTAAAAATCCAGCACTTACATTACCTGTTATAAAAGCAGGAATGGAAACTTCAAGACCATTAGTAGTTAAACAATATCTAAGGGAAATCCCTAGATTATCTGGACTTGCTGCAAGTAAGGTTCATGCTAGTAGTGTTTGGGCTATTAGAGATGATATATACTATGATGTAACAACGATTGCCACTAATAATGGGTTTAGATACCCTTTAGCAGTTGCAGGAGGTACAGGACGTTTTAAAGGTTCAGAAAAAGACTATCCATCATTCGGAAGAGTTAAGAATGGAGAAACAAACAAAGGAGCAGGGGGTATTAAACCTAACAAATTCGCAACACGTGCTGCAATTGGATCACGAATGTATGTAGTTAAGCATATGCTGATGCATTTCACACAAGAGATGAATAAAATGGTAGAATCTACAAATGGATAGTAATGAATTATTCAAAAAAGAAATACATACTCAGATAAGAGATTACTTCAGAACTCTAAAGTATCCAGGGACTGATGATTTAGTTTTTGGTCAAGTTGAAAAGATGTTTGTTAACATCCCAACGAAAGTTCCTGCATGTGAAATTGCTGTTGATGGAACTGCTCCACAAATTCTTGGAAACGACTATGATGAAAGAGGTTATGCTTTCAATGCTATTATTACTGATGATATTGAATCTACTATTAGTCAATCAGATGCTGATTCAAGGATTGATAGATTTTCTAATATTGAAGATGTAGTACTCAATGCATTACAAAAAGTTCCTAACATATTTGAAGATGGAGCAAATGGAATAAGAGTTAGCAGAATAATTCCTATGGAAACTACACCATCTTATGAGTTAACAAATGCAGGAATTAGGATCTATATGAGTATAAAGTTCGTTCTCTATATATTAATTTCAGTTAAACAAATGTAAATGAGAAAAAAGAAGCAGTTGGACAAAACAAAGAAGATATATTATACTTTTTTTAAGGATAATCACAAAGTTGTGATTGTTGCAAGTAACAAAGCGGAAGCAATCAATAAATTCAATCAAATATAAAACAAATGTCAAACGGAATATTGAGGAAAACAAGTGTATCTATTGCTAGAGAAGTTCAATATGGTGTTGAACATAGCAATCCATACATCTTTTCTTTAGGTGTTGTTGAATTTGGTTGGAAAGAAACTATTGAGAAAGCTGAAAATAATGCTATGTTAGGTAGTACTTATGAAGTAGATAGTGTTAAAGAAACACTCAGAAGAATGGAATGGACAATGAAACTAAAGGTGAATGAAAATATACTTCCACTTTTGCTTTTACAGAAATTCAGTATTGTCACTTCACTTGTTGGTGGAGAAACAGCAGTTTTCAGTCATAAGCTTACATACTTGAATTCTAATTCTGCTACTTTAGGTCAATCATTCGCTTTATATTTTGATGATCCAGATAGAGAAGATTTAGTTGCTTTAGGTGCTAGATATGAAAAGATAGATTTAGTTGCAGAACCAGGTGGCTATGTAACAGTTGAAATATCTGGTCAAGCTAGATATCCAAAGAAACAAACTGTAACTAATGTCATAACTGGTGCGCCATTAGACTTTGTTGGAAGAAATGTTAACTTCCAAATCTCTAAGACTACTGATTCTCTTGCTGCTCAGAAGTTATTAACTTTAACAGCAAAACATCAATTCAATCTAAGTGGTTCTGAAAGTAATTACTCTTTAGGAGATAATGAAATGAGTGACTTGTTCACATTACAAGACAAGTTTGAAAATGAAATAACTGCATTAATGCCTGATAATGCTCTCAAAACAAATTGGGAGAATAATGACAAAATGAAGAGCGAAGTGGATATAATTGATACCTCAAGATTTGTAGATGGAAGTGTTGCAAGTACAAGACCTAGCATTGTTATATCATATCCTGCTCAATTCATTACTCAATGGTCAAGACAAGGTGGAGCAAATGATATTGTTAAACAATCACTAACATTATTAGCTGTAGATGATCCTGCTGTTGCAACTGCACCTGTAGAATTTACAATAGTAAATAATGTTCCTGCTTATACATTGGCCGATGCTTCTTAAAAAGAAGAATTGAATTAATTTGAATCACTTTATACTATGTCAAAAATAGTTAGAAAAATTCGTATTGACTTAAAAGAATACGATGATACATGGAAAAATAGTTACATACTCATTGCAATGAAAGGTTTTCGTGATGCAATGGATTTCAAGCAAGTAAACATTAAATTCACTAGAGAAGATTATAGACTTACTAGAGAACTTAAAAGAGTTCAATCTCAATTGGATAGCGATGCAACTTTTGGAAAAGAGAGTTCACCAGAATTACTAGCAAAAGAAGAAGCTTTATTAAAAGAAGCAGAAAAGACTTCTCAAGATTTACTCAAAACATTTCAGAAGTTTGTAGTTGAAAGATTTATATCTGGAAGTATTTACGATAATGAAACTAAAACAGATCGTGAAATGACTAAAGAAGATATACTAGAGTTTGATGAACAAATCATTGATGAAATAGTACAATCAGCTTTAGGTACTCTCCCAAAAAAAAATTAGATAGATACAAACGATTCATTCTACAGAAGAATTCCTGGATTGAAGAGATTGAGAATAGGCAAACTGGAAAGATTGAAAAGGTTACCATTAGACCTAGTAAACTATCTGATGAAGAATATTATGATTATCTCCGATATAAATATCAAACAATTGTTCATGGTTTAACATGGGAACAATTGGACACCATATCCCCTTATGAGTTACAATTGGTTATATATCTAAATGAACTTGAGCAAATTAAAAAGCAACAAGATGAAGAGGATGCTCAAGATTCAATTAATAACAGTTCGAATAATAGGAGAACATAAAAATGAATCCAAATATAATAGATATTCGTGTAACTGCAAAAGACTTAGCAAGTAGTGTTTTAAAAGGTGTTAACAGTTCTGTTTTAAGTTTAGGAGGTGTTTCTAAACTTGTTGGAGCTGCAATCATGGGTGTAGGAACTGCTCTTGCTAGTGTTGGAGCTGCTGCTACTAAAGCTTCAGGAGATTTTGAACAACAAGCAGTTGCATTTAAAACAATGTTAGGATCGGCAGATCAAGCGATAATCTTACTTCAAAAGCTTCAAGAATTTGCTAAGAAAACTCCATTTGAACTAACTGATTTACAACAATCAGCAAAAACTTTACTTGCTTATAACTTTTCTGCAACTCAAATTATTCCAACTCTTGAAACTATTGGTAACATTGCAGCAGGTGTTGGTAAAGACAAAATTCCTGTACTTATTAGAGCATTAGGACAAATCAAAGCTAAAGGTGAACTTAAAGGTGGAGAACTATTACAACTTACGGAGACTGGTTTACCAATTGCTGAAACTCTTGCTAAGAAAGTTGGTGTATCAGTAAAGACATTAAATGAAGATGTTTCTAAACTACATATTCCATTTAGTACTGTACTTGAAACTATTAAAGATATAGAGAAACAAAGATTTGCAGGACTTATGAGTGAGCAATCTAAAACTCTCTATGGTACATGGTCAAACATTGTAGATACTGTAAAGACTATGGCTACTAATTTAGGATTGAGTTCGGGTTTGTTAGCTACAATGAAAGATGGATCTAAATTCTTGTTAGATAGTCTTGATAGATTCTCTCAATCTGATGGTTTTGCAAAATTAGTTATATCATTCAGAATCGGAATAATGGTTATAAAGAATGTTGGAACTGCTATATATAATACTGTAAATGCAAATAGAACTGCTATTCTTAGTTTCTTAAAGTTTGCTTCAGTTATTGGAATTTCTATATTTGCAGCAACAAAAGTTATTGGTGTAATTTCTGCCGTAGGTTCTGGAATATCTGCTTTAAGTGTTGCATTAGTGCCAACAATTGCTTTAACTATTGCTTTTGGTCTTGCTATTTACTCACTCTATACATATATGGCAAGAGTAAGTGGTCAACAGATTGACATAGGAAAGACTACAAATGCTCTAAATGCTGCATTCAAATCTACAGGCGAACTTGTAGATAATATTGGAAGTTCAATGGGAGATATGGGGGATGCAACATCTTCTACAATGAAAGAGATGAAGAAAGCTATTGATGATGAAAACAAATCATATACAGAACAACTTGTTGAAATAGTTAGAAATGCTAGAGAAAGACTTGATGAAAATAAGAAGTCTTTAACCAAAGAAGAAGAGATGTTTAAAAAGAATCAATTAGATAAGATTGAACAATATAAACAAGAAACAGATTCTATCAGAGAGCAAAACAATAATAGATTGCAGGATATGGAAGAGAGTTTCAGAAAAACAATTATTGTTGGTAGTTCAAGTTATGATGAAGATTTAGCTAACTATAGAACTCAAGTTGAATTAGTCAAAGAACAAAATCAAAAGAGACTAGAAGATGCTCAAATGAAACAGAAGCAAGAATCAGATTCAGAGAAAGCAGACTATGAAGAAAGAACAAATGAATTAAGAATCAAGATCGAGAACGACCAAAAGATGTTAACTGATAATGCTGCATTGATTCAAGGATTAAATGTTAAAGCAAGACAAGATGAAATAACAGAACTTAGAGCAACTCATAAACAAAGATTGCTTGATATTAAAAAACAATATGCAAGTGAGGTCTCAATGGGTGCTGGTGCTTTTGACCAGGTAGCGAAAGTTTCTGCTCAGAAAGCAGCAGAATCTCAAAAAGCATGGAATAAAGCTTTTGAAAGTATGCCTGTTACTATAAAGCTACAACTTCCAACAATGAAAGAAATGCTCATAGAGTTGGGTAGAAATGTTGTGTTGGGTATACTCAAAATCAGTCAAGCAGTTGCTACATCAATGGCGAATTCATTGTTTGGTAAAGTATTTCCTAAGTATAAAGAAGCGAGTAAAAAAGAAAGTGATAAAGCAGCAGAACTTATTAAGCTTATTGAATTTGATGCTAAAGGTATGACACCTGCATATGCTAAAGGTTCTGATTCATTATCTTCAAATCAAATAGCAATGGTACATAAAGGTGAAAAGATAGTTCCTGCTGATGATAATCCAGATAATCCAGATAATGCAGGTTTAGGACAAAGAGGAGGTAATGGAGTAACTATAGTGAATAACTTTGTGAATACAATAGTAGATGCTAATGCTCTATCTTCACGTTTAAGTTTTCAATTTAGAAATTCATAATGAACCCTTTTAGTATAGAATATAATGGACTTGTTATAGATTCAGATAGTAAATATCGAGTGTCAAAGCTTGAAGGTGTAGATGGCCTTAATATCAGAATGTCTGAAGATCCAATAACAGGTGGTGATGGTGGTAACATATGGGCTCAGAAGTACGATATGAGAACTATTGTTTTTGAAGGTATCATTAAAGGTGATGATGTAGTGGACTTCTTTCTACAAAGAAGAGCATTTGTTAAAGCATTTGCTATTAATACTAACAATCTTTTGAAGATTACAATGTGGGATGGAACTATTAGACAAATCTATGCGAAAGTAATCAACTCACCAATGATTGTTAACACTAATGGAAGAACTACTTTTACAAACTATCATGTTGAATTAAAAGCACCATTTCCATTCTTTACAGGAGATGTTGCAACTACTCAAAGAAGTGCAACTGCATATCTAATATCTAAAGTTGGTTTTCCTATTCCTAATCCAATTCCAACTCCATTGACTGGAAGCAGTGAAAACAAGGTAACTCTTGCTAACAATGGTGATTTTATTAACTATCCTTCAATTAGAATATCTAATGCTGTTTCTAATCCTTCTCTTCTAAATACAACTTCGGGTGTAGGTTTTTCAATTGATACTACATTAGTCGATGGAGAATATATTGATATTTATTATGACCAAAATGGATTGTTTGTATATAAGAATGATGGTACAAACTTAATGAGTAGTTTTAAAGGCAAGTTACCTAGTATGTTGTTAGGAAATAATGACTTCATATTTACAGCAAGCAGTTATTCTGCAACTTCTCAATTGACAATAACATATTCAGATATATTTATAAGTGCTTAAATCATGTATACAGTTGAAGTTTATAGATTAGATGTAGTAAATCAAACACTATCACGAATAGATGTTCTAACCACCTTTAAAGCTTTACAGTTCACAAGGAAATTAAATAATATTGGTGGTCTTACTCTTGAACTTGATGTACATGATAAGAAAGCTACACCAATTAATCTACAAAGATGGATTACTCAATATGCAGTTAGGGATGGTGATAAAGTAAGATGGTGGGGACCAATTAATAAAACCTCAGGAATGTATACAAATTTAGATGGTAATATAACCATTGAAGGCTCTGAATATCTTGCTCATTTTAAAAACAGATATACTGATAAATTGAAACAGTACGATGATACAATTGACCAACAAGACATTGCATGGGACTTAATGAATACTTCTCAATTAAGAGATAATGGAACTTTATTAGTACAAAGAGGTTCTTATTCAGCAACACATTCAAGACCTGATTCTTATGAGTATGCAGAAATAGCAGATAATGTAATTGACATGGCCAACTCAGTAGATGGATTTGATTTCACTCTTGATCCAGTTTTAGATAGTGATAGTTTAATTACACACACACTATTCAATTGTTATTCACCATTTAAAGGGACTGTTAGGACTGATTTACCTAAGATACAATTTGGTGTTAATTGTGCAAAAGCAGACTTTGTTACAAATACTGATTTAACAAATAGTGGAATTGTTGAAGGTCAAGGAACTGGTGATGTTATTAAATCTGAATTGAATTATGGCGCTTCACAAACAAGCTATACAAGAAGAGAAGTTATATTATCTCAAAAAGATATTCAAGTCCCTTCTGCTTTAAGCTTATATCTAAATACTTACTTGAATAGAGATAGTATTGAAGGGTATGCAATCAATCTTGAACTGATGCCTGATAAGACACCTAGAGTTGATGATTTTGATTTAGGGGATATACTAACCCTTGATTTAGTTGTTGAAGATTCTGGAGGGTACTTAAACTTCAATGTTCAAGCTAGAGTGATTGAGATTTCAGTATCTGTTGACAATCTGGGAGTGGCAACAATTATACCTAAGTTAGAAATATTAAGATAATGATAACACCAAACTTATTTCAAATCTCACCAGTAGATAATTCTTTTATTGATAAAGTAAAAGATATGGATAAGAATATTAATAATCTTCAAAGAACAAGACAACCTTATGTTGGAGAATGGTATGAATTCAATCCAACTCTTTTTGCTTATGTCTCCGATAATGTAGTATCTATGGATCAAAGCTTAGTAGATAATAGAACTTTTCAAATAGGAGACAAAATAAGAATATTTCAAGATGGTGCTTATAAATTCTTTAATATTGTAGATATTAATTCTTCAAATATCTCTTTATTAGGTGGTTCAGATTATACATTTGATAATAGTGCTTTCACTACATTCGCTTTATCTCGTTCTGATGATGCATATGGATTTCCACCATTGTTCAACTTTCTAAGTACAGTAATTGCAACTCCTCCTCTAACTATAGTGAATCAAGGAACTTTTACAGGACTATATCGAATAAAAGGGGACACTATTCAATTATTTATGAAGAGAATTGGAGCATTTCAAGTTGGAGGTTCACCATCTGCATTTATTCAAGAACAAACTCCTTTAGATGGAATTCTAATTTCAAGTAATCTAGTCAATTGTTACAATGGAACTTTGAATCCATTTATTGTCGGGACAATGACACCATCGGGCTTTGTTAGACCTAATGGTGATTCAACTACTCAATGGAGAGTTGGAAACATTACTTATGAAGGAGGAATAACATATCGTTTCTATCATTCTTAGACTGGATAAAAATTAAGTTAACTGATAATATATTCTTATGATAAGAGTAATAATAAATGCAATGGGAAAAGCTACCATTTCAGGTAGCGATGTGATAACGGAAGGGATGATTGATAAGGATCATATGCATTTTTCTGAAGATTTTTTAGTTAGTGAAGGAGTTGTTGGTTTAACTGATGGTGCAGTTTCTCAAAATCATTTAGGAGTAAACAAAAGTGTAGATGTTGCACCAGGAAGATTTTATGTACCAAATCATAATTGGTCTGCTAATAGTTCAATTCAAACAAGGTTCTGGACTGTTACTAGTTCTGCAATAGAGAATGTTGTTGTAACTCCTAATGTTTCTGGAAATCCACGAATTGATTTAATATGTATGAAAGTAGATACGTCAATTGCCCCTGGTGATGATGGTGAACTTGGTGCTTATCTTACTGTAGTTGTTGGTACTCCTGCTGCTTCTCCTTCTGCTCCTGCTGTACCTAATGATTGTTTAGTACTTGCTCAAGTAACATTAGCTAATGGTTACGCTTCAATATCAAATGCAAATATAACAGATAGAAGAAAATACGTTCAATTGAAATCTAATAATCTAAATAATGATTGGAGATATGCAAATGAAACATGGGCTTATGCAAGTGCTTCAACAGTTGTAAACACAAACACTTTAAATTTCGGTGTTATAACTATTCCTGCTGGTGGTTTAACAAGATATGCTCCTGGAATGTTTATTGAAATAACACAAACTACTGAAAAGTTTGGAATTATTCACAAAGTTGAAGATACACAGCTAACTGTAAACTTTGGAACTGATTATGTGTTAGCAAATGCAGCAATCATTAATCCTAGATTTACATCAAGTAAATCACCTATTGGCTTTTCAAAAGATGCTGATAAATGGGACGCAATAACAACCTCAACTTCTGATGTAAGTGTAAATCCTGTAACTGTTAACACTATATATAACCCTGGATCATTAGGTGTTTCAGTTCCTTTAGGATTATGGAAGATAACAACACAATATGAAGCAGGTTTTGAAAATGTTTCAACTACTTCTACACCAATTGGAGAGTTTGCTCTTTCAACAGCAAACAATGCAATAACTGGAAAAGATTGGTACGTAAATACACAATTGAATGTGACTATTGCAAGTTCTACCTCTCAAGTATATTCACCTGTTAGTCTTGCAGCAATTAAGAATCTCACAACACTAACTCCTTATTATTTAGTTGCTAAACAGACTAGAGGAAGCGCAACAGCGGGAAATAACAGTATCAGAATCTTTGGAAGTACTTACATGCCAACAATATTAAGAGCTGAAAATAGATATCTAAACTAACTTAAAACTATAATGACACCAGGTTGTTACGATTTAAAATTGAATCAAGGTGCAACTTTTGTTTTGTCATTTGTAGTAGATGAAGAATCATTTAGCTTTGATGATTACAATGAGTTTAGAATGCAGATTAGAGAATCTACAGACTCAGACAAAGTAGTATGGGATAGTAATCATCATTATGGAAGTTTAGTTAAAACAAGTTCTTCAATACTTGCTTTAACAATTGATGCTGAAACTACAGCAGGATTTGAATTTGATAATGCTGGATATGACATTGAACTAATTAAGTATACAAGTCCAGTTGTTATACACAAATTTCTAACAGGAAAAGTTTTACTTAATAAGGAATATACTAAACCAGATGTCAGTTAACATATTAGAACAAAAGTTTGAAGTTGTTGCAGAAAAAGACAATGTTATACACATTGGTATTATCAATGCTTCAACTGGTGGAGATATAACGGATGGTGCAAATTTAGGGAATGGTGCTGGTATATTTGCTTATAAGTATGGAAGTGTTTTTGCTTTTAAGTCGCTAACATCTTCTAATAATCTTCTTGATATTACTTTCAATGCTAATGAAATAGACTTCTCAGTTAATCCAACAGAAATAATTGCTTTAATAACTCCATTAATACCAACTAAGACTTCTGATCTGATAAACGATTCAGGATTTATAAATGATATTAGTGGAAAAGAAAACGTTGGAGTTGCTCAAGGAATTATGGATGCTCACAATATTGCTTTTGACCATTCTCTTATTGCAACTGCTATACAAACTGAACTCGATCCAGTATGGAATAGTGAGAAAGGAAATTACTATACTAAATCAGAATCTGATGACACTTTTCAACCTATTGGAACTTACGTAATAGAATCTGAATTAGTTGCTATTGTTGATTATCATAACTATTCATTACTAAATCAGAACTCAGATGTAGTTCTCGAATTTTCAAATGGAGTAAGAATTAGGAACATCATAAATGGAAATGGACACTTTATTACATCGCTTTCAACTAATGATGATAAAACTGCAAGTCTACCTGATAAATCAGGAACTTTTGCGTTTATTGAGGATATACCGACTGCATTATCAGAACTTTCAGATGATGCAACACATCGATTGGTAACAGATACGGATATTTCAAATTGGAATGCTAAAGCAGACATTGGAGATATTCCAACACAATTATCACAATTGACTGATGATAGTACTCATAGACTAGTGACTGATATTGAAAAAAATACATGGAATGCAAAACAAGATGCAATAGGTTATACACCCGAGCAAGTTTTAACATTCTCCAATGGTCTTACTAGAACATTAAATGAGGTTAAAAATAATCTTATAACTGGAATTGCAGGTGGTCAAACAATAATAGGTGGTACTCAAAATAGTGAGAACCTTAATCTCTCAAGTAATTCAGCAGGAACTAAAGGATTAATAACGGCAGATAGTAATCTGAAACTATTACAAAATGGTGCTAATGCAACTGGTTTTGCAGATCAAAAAAATAGTAATGTTTTGACATTTGAAAGTAGTAGATGGAATGGAAGTGCTGAAGCTAAGGGTGTATGGAATATTTTTGCAGAAGCAACAAGTACAACAGCAGATAGAAGTGATTTGAGAATAAAAATGGGTACTAATGTTGCAATGTATTTTACTGGTATATCTGGAGTTCCATCAACTATCTTCATTAATCAATCAACACAACTCGCAACTACTACTGCAACAACAACGGGTCTTTCTGCATCAACATCTTTTTCATTAAGAAATCTTAACACTACAATTAATAACTATTCTGTAATTAGACATGATAATGCTGGTGGTATGGTAACTGCAGGTCTACTATTTAGAAATGTATCACATGATCCAACAACTGGAAGTTCTAATCTTGAAATTCATTTAGCAAATGGTGCAACTGTTAGAAAAGTTTGGGAATATCTTGCAGATGGAACACTAAGAGCAAACACACAAGGAACTGCAACTAGTGCAGCAGATCAAAAAGCATCGAATACAATATCGTTTGAAAATTCTGTATGGGTATCTGGTGCTGAATCTAAAAGATATATAACAGTACAATCTACAACAACAGGAACTGAAGGTGTACAACAACTTAGTTTCATTGTTAATGGTGCATTAAGATTCTTAATTGCAAGTGATTTAGGAGTTGAATCAATCAATGGTGGATTTAGAAACTTAATGTCAAGTACTCAAACTTCTCCATTGACAACACAAAGTATTCTACAAAATACAAATACAACAGTTGGAAACTATGCGGCAATTTCAAATAGGAATGCAGGAAATATGTTTACTGGTGTAATGGCATTTAAGAATGTTAGTCATTCTGCAACAATTGGAGCTGCTGATTTAGAGATTCATTTAGCTAATGGTGCTGCTTTTGCTAAAGTATTAGACATATATGCAAATGGAGATGTTGAAATAACTACTATTGCAGCAGGATTCTACTTTGGAGATAGAGCAACTGATGGATCATGGAGGATCATAAGAAGTGGAAACAATCTTGTTGTTGAAAGAAGAGAATCTGGAAACTATGTTACTAAACAAATAATTTCAGCATAAATACAAATGGCTATTCAATTAATAAGTAATGGAAGCGGGGTTGTTGCAATAGGTAGTGATTCTGCTACTGGTGAAAGAGGATTCTTAGTCAAAATTATTAATAGAACTGGTCATACTTCTGTAAAGGGTGAAGTGATTTCACCTTCAACAACTGCTGATAAAGAAGCAATACTACAAGCGAATGAATATGATGCTTTTGGTGTTGTACAAGAAGCAGGAATTGCAGAGGGTAGTGAAATGTATGTATGGGTTAGTGGTTCAACATGTCAAGTCTTACTTAAAGATACTATTGCTGCAACAAGGGGAGAAATTGCATTATGTGCTGATACAAATGGGAGAGCAATAGGTACTACTAATCCAGGTTCTGGACTTCCCGCAACTGATACACATTTCAAAGAAATAGGGCACGTGCTAGAATCTAAAGTTGGTGGAACTAATGTCCTAGTTCTATGTACATTGCATTTTAATTAATTATAAACAAATATAATGAACGAACTATACAAAATAACAATAACAAATGACATGATAGTTACTTGCAAGGATGAAAATGGAAAAACTATTAAAGATGAAAATGGAAATGTTATAAAACAAAGAATGATTGAATATACAATATACAAAGACAATTTAGTATTTAAGGTTGAAACTGCAAACTTTGAAGAACTAGTATTAAACGAAACAATAATGAATCATGCTTCATGGTTATTAGGAATTACAATAAGAAATGATAATGAAGTTGTACCTGAAACTATACCTTCAGTAAGCGAAAAACAAACATCTTTGAAAGGTGAAGTTATAACTTTAGATGAAAATGTAACAGAATAGAGTGGACACTAATCACTCTTTCTGATATATATTATATATAATAATTTATTATTTGAATCTTATATGAAGTACGATTTTTCAAAAGTCCCCATCAAAGATATAGAGGGAAACGTTCAAGAAGCTAACTATGCTTCAACACTTTCACAAATCCTTTATTATCAGTCTCCTGATATGGATATTCATGTTTTAGGTTTAGATATGCATAAATCTTCAGAAGTAGAAATCTCAAAGCAATTAAAAGCAAAACTATTGAAATTCTTAAATGAATTTAATGGAATGAATTATCTTGCTAAATCTTCAATAATTGAAATGTTGAAAACAAAGAAAGTTGAAGCAAATCAAGAAGTTGAAGTAACAGAAGATGTTAAATAATTATGAGTAATAATGTTACACAAACAAATATAATGGGAGTACTTAGAGAAAAATTCTTAGATATTATATTATTAGTTATTGGTATTGTTGTCGCCTTCACTGTATTAAGGGGAGATACTCAAGTAAATGCAGCAGAAATAAAAAGACTAGAAGAAAAAGTAAACACAATGGAAGAAGCTATACAAGTTGTTACTAATAATTCAACTGTAACAACAACATCAATCAAATTCATTCAAGATGATATAGGAGAAATTAAAGAGATGTTTAGAGAACATATTTCGAGCAAATAATTATTATATAAAACTATATGAAAATTTGGTTAAAGAATATTAATAACAAGACCGACATACTCCTTTCAGATATGATTATAACAGGAGATGAAAATACTACCTCTCATAAAAGTTTACGATTAGCATTCAATCCTTTATTAAATAAATATTTTGACGGTAAATTACAAAAGCCTTTAGACCTTTCAGATAGAAAAGGATATATGGCGCCTAAGAATAGATACTGGTCTGATACAGCTTTCAAAGTTATTGCTCAAGCAATTAATGGTGGAAATTATATGTTTGGAATGATGAACAATATCTTTGTTGGTTTAGTTCATATTGCAGAACATCCATTTACTAAGAATCATGTTATAACTCCTAAGGCTGAAATTGCTTGTGTAGCATCTCAAAATGAAAATGGAGGATATCCAATACACTTACATCTTATAACACGTCCTATGACCGCTAGAGAGTTTCTAAGACTAATGAGAACATCATGGACTATTGGAAAGAATTATGAAGTTATTGATTCTGCTAATTTGAAGCCACTACCAAAGTTAGGTGCAAAACCATATTGTACTCCAATAAGAGGTTCTATTTATAAAGTTCTTGATGGTGGATGGTATGATTCAGGCTATCTATTCCAAAAAGTTCAATTTAAAGATTATACTGGATATATAGCATCAAACTTAGGAAAATACATTCAAACATCTAAAGGTATTACGAATGCAAAATAATTAATCCATCCAGATCTCCTTGTCATGTTCATGAGATAGATTAATATAATGGATCATAAAAATTGTTTGTACATTGTAAGTCTGTTATTAGAATAGAATACGATAAGAAAGTTAAGCGATTTAATTACTTTGTGAAATCACTTTTCTTTGTTATTATAGTTATGGTTTTGGTTTTAATTTTTTATAAATAATGTATGGATAATCTATTGAGTACAAAATTCATTCTCACTGTAATGAGCATGATTTTTACAGCAGTTCTTTTATTTGTTGGTAAAGTAGGTCCTGAAATGTATGAAGAAGTAACACTAATTGCATTAGGAATCTATGCAACTGCAAATGTTGCTCAAAAGTTTTCACCACAAGTTCAAAATCCTGCAACACCTGTAGTTCCACCTGTACAATAAACCTGAACAAGTCAAGTTTACTCTTATACACAAATGATTAGTAACGAACAAAATATTGATACATATCGTTTAATTGATAAAGCAAGAAATGCTTTAAAGAAGATCCAACAAATATCATGGAGTTTCAATCAGTTTGAAAAGCGATTTCCTTTTGAAGAAATTGAAATATCAATTGAGAATGCAACACTTCAAACTTATGATGAATACATTGAACAAGTTAGAAAAGAAATTCATGATTATGATTTGATAATGCAAGACAAGAAAAACAAAGCAATTCTTCTCAAAGTGAAAAGTAAGAATTTGACAAGGTAGAAAATCTGGAATATGTTATACAAAATTGATGTTGAATTATTTGAAAATTGATAGGTTTTACGGGTCGACAAGCTTTTCATCAATTTAGTTTGTCGATCTATAAGACCGAAAGGACATTATGAAAACTCGTATTATTCACACGAAGTTCTGGAGAGATAACTATATAACGACACTCTCTCAGATTGAGAAACTCGCTTTCCTCTATTTCATTTCAAACGAATGTGTAGGTTTACTCCCTGCTTATGAATTACCTGATAGAGTTATTCAAATGGATCTAAACCTAAAAGATTTAGAAGAAGTTAATCAAATCAAACATAAATTTGAAACTGATAACAAAATAAAATTTTTAAACGGTTATGTGATTGTTACAAATATGATTAAGTATCAAAGTTATCTTGATGGAAATGATAGACAATTCAATGCTCTTATGAGTGAATTAAGTTATCTTCCAGAGTGTGTTATTGAAGTAGTTGGCAACCTGTTGTTAACTAGTCAACAACTAGACATAAATAGAAAAGTAAAATATAAAATACTAAATACAAAAAACAAAGAAGAAATAGAAAAAGAAAATAGAAGAGATGAAAGAAGAAAATATCTATCATCAAAGTTTGGATGGAAGTTAGGTAATATTTCTGATGAAAGTGAAAATGTATAAATGGTCAAATGAAAAGAATTTGGTTGTTGGAACTATATTTAAAGCTAAGTTCTATTCTTCAAAAGAAAGAAAGAAGATTAATATAATTGGTAATATCGTTCATGATTTTTATGATAAGAATGCACATCATTTTTTTAAGTTTGTTGTTAATACAAGTTCAAACGAAGAGTTTTTCAAAATGAACAAATGTTATCAAATGAGAGGAAAAGAATTATACCCTAGAATCAGAGGAATTTTATATCAGCCTGAAAACATTATGTCACTTGCAAATGATAAGAGAATACGCAAATATAGGATTAATTTTAACAAGAGGATTTGACAAAGAGTATCATCTCGTGATACTATCGAAATATAAATAAATTGATGTTGAATTACAAATGAAACTTTTTAATACGAAAGAATATCAAAAAATGTTTGAAGGTCTCAAAGGAGAGCAAACGATTGAGCAATTGCACTACATTGCAATGATTGAAAAATTGGATCTATACAAGATTAGAATTTACTTTAAGAATCATCCAGACAAAGGAAGCTATGTTCAAGAGTTATGTGTGACCTCTCTTTTCATTACTCAATTAAGACAAAGACTAAGTGAATTATCACTCTATTTTGGAATTGAAAGTGAAATTCATTTCCTAGATGTAGATTGTGTTTTTAGATTTCAAGAAAGAGAATTTGGAGAACTTCAACTAAGAAAATGTGAGATTGCATCAGATTTAGATAATTACAGGGAATTATAATAATTTATTAATAAACAAATATGGAAGTAGTAAAGAATAACAAATTGGAAGTAATCAAAGATGTTTTTGAAAGGGATGATATTAAAAAGAGATTCTTTGATATGCTTGGTCAAAAAGCAAATGGATTTATAATCTCAGTTATAAACATTGTTAGTAGCAATGACCAATTGAAGAATGCAGATAGAGATTCAATTCTATTTGCTGCTGCAACTGCTGCTTCAATGGATTTACCAATTAATCCAAATTTAGGTTTTGCATATATAGTTCCTTACAAGACTAAAGTAAAAGAAACTGTTATTAGAGATGGTAAAGAGATAGTTCAGTTTAATGAAAAATCTCTTGCTCAATTTCAAATGGGATATAAGGGATTTATACAATTAGCTATGAGGTCTGGACAATTTAAAACTATTTCGGCAACACCAATTTATGAAGGACAATTGATTGAAGAAAATCCTTTAACTGGTTTTAAGTTTGATTTTAGTATTAAATCTGAAAAGGTTATTGGATATGCAGGATATTTTGAATTAGTAAATGGATTCAATAAAACATTGTACATGTCGATTGATGAAATGAATAAGCATGGTGAAAGATTCTCTCAGTCTTTTAAGTATGATATTAAATCGAATAAAACAAATAGTCTATGGAGTACAGATTTTAATTCAATGGCTCAGAAGACGGTCTTGAAACTCTTATTATCAAGATATGCTCCTCTTAGTATTGAAATGCAAAAAGCAGTCCTTGCAGATCAATCAGTGATTCAGGATTGGGATAGTAATAACTTAGACTATGTTGATAATGATACTAAACCAAAATCACCAAAAGAAGTTTCAGAAGAAAAAGAAAGAGAAAGAATCAATCAATTCATAAAGGATGCTAAGACATCAAAAGAACTAACAGATGCTATGAAGTACATATCTTCATTAGATTCTGAAGATGAACTGGCTTTGTTCTACTATGAAAGATTTGATGAATTAGTTAAATTAGAAGCAAATACTAAGGATGTATAGAGAACTTACAACAACTTATATCAAACATTTGTTATTAAGTAGATTTTCTAAAGATACAATTCATGTTAGAAAATATAAAGAATATTGGGATATAGATACAATATGGACAAGGGCAATAAGGATTGTGAATTTTATGAGAGAACAAAATATATTGCAATATATTAGACAAATAAATGGTTCTTATGCACAAGAGATAATAATAGCAAATAATAAATTAATTAATAATAAATAAAATGAACGAAGGTATAAGTCACAATCACAATTGGAACAATCTAATTGATGATGCATATAAACCAAAGAATTCAATTAAAAGAGGATTTATAATAATGTTTATTATCTTCTTGATTCAATTAGTTGCTTTCTTGATTACTAGTAAAATATATAGCAATGGTTATTCAAGAGGTTATGAAAAAGGAATTGAAGTTGAAAAGACAAGTACTAAACCATGTAGAGAAACAGTTTTGAAAACAGGTGATATTCTAAATGGTGATAGAATCTCAATAGATGAAAATGGTAAAGTTTGGTATGACTACAAATATGTTGAAGAATAATTTTAATATTTTATAACATGAGAACAATATCTAAACCAAAGTATAAAAAGATAACTGGAGATGTAATATTTTGTGGAATATGTGGTCATAAGATGCCTTATAACTCGAGAGATTACTTGATGGCATATCAATTACAAAGAAAAGGTACAGAAGATTATACAATTGTCTTAGAATATATGTGTCCAGAATGTGGTTTTATTACTAATATCAGATATGATTCTCACGAGTCATTTCAAAGCTTCTTAGATTCACTTAATGTTTACAACTTAGTTTAAGGGTAATTAAATGAAAAGAATATATAGTCGAAGATTAGTTTTGAAGAATCAAAGATGTAGTTGTGGCGGAGAACTCTATTTAAAACATTGTCTTCAATGCTTTAAATATTGGGGTTATTCAAAGAAGCAACATAAAATCATTACTAATTGCATGAAAGATAAAAAGCATTATGATTATGTTTTACCTGTTTGTGAGAATTGTGGTTTCTGTAATCCAATGAGAGGTATGTTCAGATGCGTAACAATTCCAATTATTTCAGAACATGAGTAGAAATTCTTTTGTAATAATGTCATGTCCTAGATGCAAAAGAAAAAGATGGTGTTGCGACCATCATGATTATCACCGAGTACATAATAGAGAAAGTGTTGTGAAATTATGTTCTAATGGAAATCCAGAAGGAATATTATATCCTGATGCTTGTCATTCTTTTGTTCACGATAACAGGAAACAGGCTGAGGATGAAGGATATATGAAGAAAATGGATGGTGTATATAGAAAGAAAGTTTCTAACTCAAGTAAATGGAGATTAAAGAAACAGATTGTTGACAAAGAATGGTAGTATATGATACTATTTAATCACAATAAATTGATGTTGAATTAATATGAAGTTCGATAATTACAAATTCAGATGTTCTTCTTTAGGAAAGTTAATGACTGAACCTAGAGCAAAATCGGAGATC